TCTCGATGATGTCCAGTTCCCTAATTCTATGCGTCAGCTTGCCACAGGAGATGCCACATGTATCGCAGACACAGGCACAGTCCGCACCACGCTTGATGCGATTAAGAACGCAGAGTTCTCGGAAGGGCTTGGAGCGTTCTACATGAGCCCTGATGGAACTGCCGTCTATAAGTCTCGCAGCGAGGTTACATCTAGCCTTGCCGATACTGCCATCGCCTTTAATCAAACCACAGGCATCCCATACAGAAACGTCAAGTATGCCTTTGATGACAAGCTCATCATCAACGATGTCCGATTTACTCGCACAGGCGGCACAGTCCAAAATGTATTTAGCCAGTCCTCGATTGACAAGTATTTCCCTCATGGCTTGAACCAAGAGAACCTCATTGCCGAGACAGATGCGCAGGTACTAGGCGCAGCCCAGAACTACGTCAATACTCGCAAAGAAACTACAATCCGTATTGACGAGATGCTGGTGGATTTACTAGACCCAGCCGTACCAACGGACACCCTTATTGGGCTTGATTACTTTGACAATCTAGAAATCACAAACGTCACAGAATCAGGCTCTACTATCACCAAGACACTACAGGCGCAGGGCTTCGCTTGGGATATAACAGCTAATAAGATGCAAGTAACAATCACCACGCTTGAGCCAATAGTGGATGGATTCATCATTGGTAGCAGTACATTTGGTATAATCGGCACATCAACTTTGAGTTATTAGGAGCAACATGGCAACCTTTCCAGTCACAACAGGAGACGTATTAACTGCGGCTACCTATAACAGCCTTCCAACCTTCACAGTCGGCACAGCCAACACAGCCGACTACACAGCCGTTTCTGCGGATCAGTACCAAGTCCTTGAGATTATGAACAAGGCAACAGCCATTGCCTTTAAGATTCCAACCAATGCCAGCGTAGCCTTCCCAGTAGGCACAGCCATCACAGTCCTTAACATTGGCGTAGGAACTTGCACAATCAGCGCAGTAACCCCAGGCACAACTACAATCTTGTCTGCTGGCGCAACAGCCGCATCTCCAACTCTTGCGCAATACAAATCTGCCGTCTGCATCAAGACAGCGACAGACACTTGGTACGTGGTAGGCGCAATTGCTTAATCAAATAGCAGCAGTTCATAGTGCGCCTCTACCGCCCGTAGTTGTTACAGGTGGAACGCTTTACACATCTGGTGGATTTAATTATCGCGTCTTTACAGGTAATGGAACTTTAGGCGTGAGCGGTGGAACTTTATCTTGTGACATTATGACAATTGCAGGTGGCGGCGGTGGTGGTGATTTCTACGGCGCAGGCGGTGGCGCTGGTGGATTACTTTCAACAACTTCGGCTTCTTTGGCTGCAAAAAATTACACAATAACCATTGGCGGCGGTGGTGCAGGCGCACCATCTGGAAGTTCTACTCGCGGTACAAATGGAACTGATTCAACTATAACCGCAACCTCATTTACTACTCTTACTGCAACAGGCGGTGGCGCTGGTGGTGGTGACAACCTTAGACCTGGAAACTCAGGTGGTTCAGGCGGCGGTGGTGGTGGTCAATCAACAACCGTTGGTGGTGCAGGAAATACACCATCTACATCACCATCACAGGGAAACAATGGTTCTAATGCTAGAAATCCCGGTGGCGGCGGCGGCGGTGGTGCTGGTGCGGCTGGAGTACAAGCTACTGGCGAAGGTGGAGTCGGATCGTCTGCTTTCTCATCATGGGGTGCTGCAACAGGCACAGGACAAAACGTATCTGGCACTCGTTATTTCGCAGGCGGTGGTGGGGCAAATGATCCTGGTGCTTATGGCGGCGGTGGCTCACCTTCGAGCCCACTAGGAACAGCTAATACTGGTGGCGGCGGTAGCCGACAATCAGGGGGAACAGCAGGTACTGGTGGTTCAGGTATTGTCATTGTGAGGTACGCAGTATGAGTCATTGGGCAGAATTAGATAAAGACAACAAAGTCGTTCGTGTACTTGTAGGTGACAACAATGACCCAGCAGGTGACGAAGGTTATTCATGGCTTATTGACAATCTTGGTGGCACTTGGGTAAAGACTTCTTACAATGGGAACATCCGTTACAACTATGCAGGAATTGGTTATACCTACGATCCTATTGACGATGCTTTTATTGCGCCCATGCCCGAGTGTGGACATGATGAATTGACATTGACAGATAAGAAAAAATGGGAGTGCAGCAATGACGAGCATCAACCCGAGACTCTGTAAAGCAGGACAGCAGCTAAGACTGCAAGTTGATGATAGTTACCCTGACAGAGACCGCACCTCGGACGGGTGGATTGGCGATACACGTCATTCAGCGCGTCCTTCTGACCACAATCCTGATGCAGAGGGTTTCGTGCGTGCCATTGACATTGACAGGGATTTATCTGGAAAGGCTAAGCCCGACCTCATGCCTGACCTTGCAGATCAGATACGACTATGTGCCAAGGCAGGAGATAAACGAATCTCCTATATTATCTTCAACGGCAAAATTGCCTCACATAAGAAGAAGTGGGCTTGGCGAGACTATGTGGGGATTAACCCTCACACTAAGCATATTCACGTTTCGTTTACTAAGGCTGGTGACTCGGACGGCTCGTTCTTTAATATCCAAATGCTAGGAGGCAAATAATGGAAGCAATCATCTACGCAACGCTAGGGCTTATAGCGATTCCTGTACTACGTCAGGCAATCAAGTCTTACCGAGCAAAGAAGGCTATTGCTGACATTGTGGTGGACTCTATCGAAGCTGCTATTGACGAAGTAGATAAGAAGAAATGAGCGCGGCAGACCTCGCAGCTTGGGCTGTAGGAATTGTTACAGTCCTCGGTGGCGTGGCTGCTTATACGCAGTTCATGATTAAACATTACCTAGCAGAGTTAAAGCCTAACGGCGGCTCATCTATCAAGGATCAGGTCAATCGCCTTGAAGTGCGTGTCGATACCATAATCGAGATGTTAGGTAAGTAACACTTTACCTATGGCAAGGAAACGACCAGTCATAGACTTAGATACTTACAGCGCGCTTGATGCTTACTGCATAGCGATGAATGAGTATTACAAGTCTCTGCGCAGGGCGGGCTTTTCAGAGACTCATGCTTTCTGGATGCTCGGTGATCGTGAATCTTTCCCTGATTGGATTATCCCTAACCTTCCCAATCGAATAGACAATATCCCCTACGAAGATGAGGATGACGATTAAGCGAATCGTAATACTGTCAGACCTGCAAGTGCCTTTCGAGGACGTGCATGTCACACGCAACATCGCTAAGTTCTTACAAATCTTCAAGCCAGACCAGACTGTCACCATCGGCGATGAGATTGACTTCCAGACTATCAGCAAGTGGTCAGAAGGTACTCCTCAAGCCTATGAGCAAAGCCTTGGCGATGATCGTGACCGATGCGTTGAACTGCTCTGGGAATTAGGTGTCACAGACTGCATCAGGTCTAACCACACAGACCGCCTTTACAACATCATCATGAAGAAGATTCCGTCATTCCTATCTTTGCCAGAGCTTCGCTTCGAGAAGTTCATGAAGTTCGATGAGCTTGGCATAACCTTTCATAAGAACCCAATGGCTATCGCACCCAACTGGATAGCAGTCCATGGAGACCACACACCTATCAAGCAACTAGGCGGGCTATCAGCCCTTGAGGCAGCACGTAGGCATGGGAAGAACGTCATCTCTGGTCATACCCATAGGGCAGGGCGTAGCGCCTTCACAGAAGCCTCTGGAGGGCGTTTAGGGCGTGTTTTACATGGAGTTGAGGTAGGTAACCTCATGGACTTCAGACAAGCCTCATACACCAAGGGAACGGCGAATTGGCAGCAAGCCTTTGCCATCATGTACGTCAAGGGTTCTAACGTCCAAGTGGACATTATTCACATTGAGAAGAACGGCACGTTTATCGTGCAGGGCAAGGTCTATGGAAGGGTTCGCTAGTCCAGTCTTTGAGGATGAGAATCCTGCTGAAATCGTTATACGTTTGTTATCTAAATCTGGGGGCTGTCGCATCCATCTGATGTAATACTTCTGCTGTTCCCGAAATACGGGGCAGAAGGGCTAAAGATGACAGTATTACAGTTAATTATTCTAGGCGTAGCAGTTGGATCGTTTGCTATAGGTCGCTACTCTGGATACCACGATGGCTACGTTAAGGGGCGCAGAGCAGTTCGCCGCTACTACGAGTCACTAGAGCGGGTGAGTCGATGAATGCTAGAGACTACCTCAACGAAGCGAGAGCTACTATCCAAGACCGAGGACTTGATTACGGACACCCTAGCGACAATATGCAAAGGACAGCCGCACTCTGGGCTTCATACCTCGAAATGCCCATTACTGATTATCAGGTGGCGATGTGTATGGCATTGGTCAAAATCGCAAGAAGCATGGAAACTGCAAAGCCAGACACTTACATCGACCTTGCGGCGTACGTTGCCATAGCAGGGCAACTACA